CTTTAATAGCTTGTAACGTCATTTTGCCGCTTGGGTTGGCAATTTCTGCCATAGCCCTAGCCGCATCAGTATTACCACCAGCCAAAGCCAACAACCGTGTGTTCTTGGCCAATTCGTCTGTGGCGGTGTTTTCAGCCGTGTATGCGTCAATTCCAGCTGCGTTCAAAATGCCCGCTGCCAACTTCTTACGCTCTGCACCAACACCCGTAAAGCCTTCTGGTGCAATCTTTTTAATGTTCTGAAAGATGGCAATTCTTGGTTGCGCTTCTTTTGATGCGTTATATGTGTCTTGCCAATCTTGGTTAGCAATGGTTGTGTTTGCACCAATCGTGCTTGCTATTTGTGGCGCAAGACCCGTAACCATTGGCGCTTGTTGTTTAGTAGCAGCAGATGGGGGAATGTAAGTAGTTCCAACAGGCAAACCATAAGGATTACCTTCTGTGGCCACTTGCGGTTGACCTGGCCCAATTGTCAAAGGCTCTGCACGACCCGTCATGCTTATGCTTGGCGCTTGTCCTGTAGGACTCATTGGGGTAGTAATTGTTTCTTTCAATTCACTACCAGTATTGGTCAAACCAACTTTAGGCGCAAACTCTTGACGTTGTTGTGGAATAGACAACAAAGATGCAGACTCAGCAAGCAAGTCTTTTGTGATGTTTGGGCCAGCTTGGGCTTGTTTAAGCAAATCAATTCGTGCATTGATCATGCGTTCTAAAGATGTGTTATCAGGATTGTTTTTAATCAATCCCTCATACACTTTAATTATTTGTTTTGGATCGTTAACACCCATCAATCCTAATGAATGATCTGTGTTGCCTATAATAGTTCTTTCAGTTTGCGTCAATGCTTGTTTTGCACTAGCCGCCTCAGTTTGGCTTTTATGCAATCCGCTTAATGAACTGATCACATCAGAGCCTGTCAACGGTGCAATCTTTGGAATGACAGAATTGATCTTGTCCATGTCAATGCGGCCATTGGTCTGCCAGTTTGTTGGATTGCTAGTGAACTCTTGAAGTTTTAAACGCTCATCATTTTTTTGACGCAAAACTTGATTTTCAATTTGCTTTTTTTCTAGTTCTAAAGGATTTAATTGTCTTGCTTGCTCAACTTCCTGTTGCGCTCTTTGCAAAACCAAAGGATTCATCTTTTGTGTTTGCTGATAGTTCTGAATTCCAGAAGCCATGTTCACCATGTCCCCTAGACTTGTGGTCTGGGGTTTGGCGTAATTTACGTTCATTGAAAAGTCAGCCATGATTTATCCTTATGTCGCTTTGAGCATAGAGCCAAGTAATGCAGTATTGCCAAGGTTACTCAAAAGGCTTGCGTTGTTTGCGCCTGTTTGTGTGGCGTTGCTTGCCAAGGCTGAACCAATACCAGTTGCCAAGCCTGCTGTATTCAAACCGTATTGGTTTGCTGCGCTAATACCTTGACCCGCATTTGTAGTCAAATTGCTACCATAGTTAGATGACAATCCAGCCATGTTAGAGCCGTAAGTATTGCCAAGTCCTGCAAGTTGACCCGCAGACGTTGTTCCAATATTTGCCATGCCTGCCAAGCTGTTGTAAATGTTGTTGCGTTGGGTGTTGTAGTTATTAAATGCTTGCTGATACGCATTACCCGCATAGTCTTGCGTGTAGCGTTGCAAACCTTGCAAAGCATTACCACCCAAAGCACCACCGCCTGCGTTGGCTGCACGTTGGTTAGCCATCTGACCTTGACCCAACATGAATGCGTAATTAGGCGCAAGGTTGGTGTTTAGATCATTAGTGTCAAATTGATGCGTAAGGTAACCTTGATTTGCAAGCAAACCTTGTGAACCAGCCCGACCAATGTCTTGATATGGGTTTTGGTAACCAACTTGCTGGTTATACAAATTCTGCATATTGCCAGATGTATTGGCGTAAATATTACCCAAATCTGTGCGGTTTGCAGTATTTAAACCTTGTGCATTTTTGTAAGCATTTGAAAGGGCAGTTTGTGCTTGAGTGCCATATTGATTGATCAAATTTCTAGCATCAGAAATGCCTGATTGGTTAGCCACAGCGCCTAAACCAGTTCCAAGCGCTGACAAACCTAACCCTGTGGCTAGGCTTGTACCTAAAGCAGAACCAACGCCAGAACCAACACCAGACGCAAGCCCTGCGCCCAATCCTGCGCCAACACCCGTGTCAAGTCCTGCCAATGTTGAACCCAATCCAGCACCTAAACCTGAACCCACACCAGCACCCAAGCCTGCACCTATTCCAGCGCCAAGACCCGTACCAACACCAGTTGAAAGCCCCGCTAAAGTAGAACCAAGTCCTGCACCAAGTCCTGTCCCCGCTGCGGTTAATCCAGCACCAAGTCCATCAGCACCTAAACCCGCAGTTCCTGCATTTAGACCAAGACCCGCAGCACCCGCTGTCAATCCCGTTCCTGTCCCCATGCCAGCAACGCCTGTGCCACCAGTAAGGCCAGAAGCAACGCCTGTATCAAGCCCTGCTAATGTTGAGCCTAAACCCGCACCAACACCCAAGCCTGTGTTTAACCCAGAAGCACCTAAAATTCCACCGCCTGCGCCTGCGGTCAATAAACCTTGACCACCACCCATAGCTTCAAGATTAGCGGCAGTTGATGAAAGCAATCCTGTACCGCCACCCATGCTTGCCAATGATGTGTTGCCAGTTGTGGTAAGTCCTGTGCCACCACCCATGCCTGAAATTGCGTCAGATGCAGCAGCAGCCGCACCAACACCACCAATAGCACTTGCCATTTCAAGTGCGCCTGCTGTACCGCCTGCACCACCTAATGCCAAATCCAATTGAGCAAGTTCAGCCAAAGTCATGCCTGTGCCTGCAATTGTTGCCGCACCCGTAGCAGCACCGCTAGTTGCACCCGCAGCCAAACCTGTTGTTCCTGCTTCGCCAAGGCCTGGGATTCCAAAAGCCATGCCACCCGCTGCCAACAAAAATGGCAACATATTGTTGTCAACTTTTTGCTGAGTTCCTTGGCGAACTAAATTGCCTTGTGCATCATATTGGTTATATGTACCACCAACTTGATTTTGATCTTGCGTGTAAGCCAACAAATCAGACAACTGGCCTTGTTGGTAATCCATGCCAGAGCCTGAACCTTGATAGGTTGGCTGATAGTATGTGTCACCAATCAATTTAGGTGCGTTTGCACTAAGGTCAGAACGCTGTGCAATTGCTTTTGCCACATCAGCTTGTGAAATGCCATATTTAGCCATTTCAGCATTAACTTGAGCTGCGCTTGCGTTAGGGTTTTGATCAATCCAATTGTTGATGTTTCCTGACAAATCAACATTGTTGGCTTGGGCATATTGATTAGCCGCAGAAATAGCCTGTGCAGTTGACATTGTTGGTGTCACAGCAGAAGTCTGAGCCGCATTCAACAATTGTTGTGGTTGTGCATTGGCTGAAATTTGTTCAGACCCAATGTGTGAGGAATTCATGGAGGCTAAAGCCGCCAACACATCAGCGTTATATTGCTGAGTTCCTGCCTCATTGGTGTGCAAAGCATCTTTAAGCAAACTCTTGTTTTGCAAGATGTTGCCCATTGTGTCCACCAACGCCACATTGTTATTGGCAGATGCAACTTCTTTATACAAAGGATCAACTTCAGGATTGAAATTGTTGTTTTGTACATCAGCAATAGAAGTTGCATAAGGAGAACCAGTTAAAACAACTTTAACGCCTTGGTTTCCCAATGTTGAAACAATATTGTTTAGATTGTCTTTAATAGTGCCTTTGTCAACACCATTCAAAAAGTCAACGCCACCCGCTTGCAAAAAAACGGTTGCATCAGGTGCAAATGAACCACCATTGGTGAGGAAATCATTAAGTTGATTAAGTGTGTCAGTAGTGGTTGAGCCTGGTACTGCAAAGTTCTGCGTTTGCTGACCAGTCGCTTGAGTCAATGCGTCTTGAAGCGCTGTGTTGGTACTGTTCCAACTAGCGCCAGCCATAATGTTGCCACTAAGCACATTTCCGCTAGGTGTATTGCTTGACGAATTAGGATTGTCAATTGCTTGAGAAACTAAAGAACTTATTGTATTTAACATAACTTAAACTTTCTCAAACATTGTAATAAGGCACTTTGTACGTTTGCCCATTTACGGTGACATTCATAAAACCAGCAGGATTAGCAGGCAACGTTGCCGATCCCGCTGTGGCAGTTGTTGCAGAACTGAAGTTCAACAAGTTAATAAAGAACTGTTGCCACGAACGTGTCGGGCGATTGCTGTTGCCATCCAAAAACGGTGCTTGTGGATAGGGGTTAACTTGTTGCGTGCTTGAAAGTCCAGGTGAAGCCATCAGTTATCTGCCCCTTGCATTTTAAGGTTTGCTGAAACAATTACAAAGTTGACAGGATCAGAAACCGAAACCTCAAAAATCCTGTCACGGGCTTGACCCAATCTGCGCCAAATCGCACGATTTGTGTACTTACCAATCCGACCAACGCTTGTCCAATGCTCGTTTGACCATGTAGAACCACCGTCATTTGACCATCTCAACATGGCTTGTGGGTTATTTGTGGTCTGCGTTGTTTGAATTTGCTGAGTAGCCAAAATATAACGCTTTTCAGCCTCAATTGTTAGTGTCGCATCAGCCGTAATTGTATATGTGTCACCCAAATAAATGGTGTTGGCATCTACAACAGCAACTGAACCAGCAGCGCCCGTTGTACCCACGCCTGGCTGAAACTGAATTTGCAATTCATCGAAATATTGACGCTGAAATTCAGTCACCAAGTGAGGCGCTCTACGCAATCTGCGGATATTCTGACCATCGTCTGTGTAGTTGGTTTTGTCCAACTCATAAATCTTGCCGTTTTCATAGTCGCCAATCATGACTAGACCTTGGAAAACAGCACAGCAATTACCACGGTGACGCTGATACGTTCCCTGATTGGTCGTGTAGAGCCATTTGTGCCACATCTGAGTGGTGATGTCGTAAGCCCATGTCAATTCAAGTGATGGGAATGTGACAACGAAAACCTCATGGCCTTCCAATTGGTAAGTCCACGCCACAGCATCGCCAACGTATTGGTTAGCCAAAGTGTTCTCAACCGCATGGGTTGAAATGCGTTTTGGGATGTAACCCTCCATTTGCATGATCTGGGCTTGACCACGATTGTTTCGAGAAACATACGCAAATGAGTTGCCCAAACGTGCCAAGGAGAATGGCGCAGCAATACCGTGTTGGGTTGATGTGCCAGGAATCCTTTGGAATGGAAATGGGACAGTTCCCACATCAGTCCATACCTCTGACGAAATCTCACCCATCAAATAAACTTCTCGATGGTCAACAATTAGAGCCACCAAATCGTCTGGTGCGCCATCTTTTAATGAATAACTAGTGTTGGGTGAAATAGGCGACAAAAGGTCACTAGCACCCCATTGTTGGGTCGTTGGGTTGTTATAGACAAAGTAGTTGTCAATAATATCAACCGTGTTTGCACCGCTGAATGCACCGTCAGTAGATGGCAGAACAGAAAAGTTCAAGCCATACATGGTCACGCCAACTGCTACTGTGCTTGCTGTGCTGACGGTATATGTGCCAACTCCACCCGTACCCGTACCCAAAGCGGTAATAATCGTGCCAAGCGTAACGCCTGCGCCCTGAACAGTCTGACCAACATACAACGTGCCTGATGTGACCGCAGAAACGGTCATTGTGGTGCTTGCAATTGTCGCAGTCACAACAGCACCCACAGTTGCTGAATTCATTGTCTCAGCAGCAACTGTTTGGCTTCTGTTTATCGTATATGTACCAATGCCGCCTGTGCCTGTTCCCAAAGCCGTAATGACGGTTTCAGCCAACACATCAATACCAAACAATGACTGACCAACCGCCAAAGTGCCACTAGACACGCTTGCCACGGTCAATGTTGTGCCACTTGTTGAGCCATAAAACACAGCCGTTGCAGGGCTAGAAATGCGCCATGTGTAACGATAAGCACCGTCCACAATATAAACATTGACCCCGTTATCAGTAATTCTGACTATTCCAGAACTGGAATTAAGTTGACCAATCACAGATGGTACAAGATTAGCAGTTAGGGCGTAAACATACGAACCACAAACGGCAATTAGTTGTTCGCCACCTGAAACCGTGTGAAGTCCACGCACCTCTTGCATATTGGGCAAGATGGCTTTGACGGTAAGGCCAGGCGTTGGATAAAGCGCAATTACCCCACGTTCACCTTGCTGTTTGGCAGGGTCAACTTCAGGAAAAAAATTGATGCACTCTTGGGCATCTTGGTAGATGCTTGGTGCTTCGTATGATGGGCCGACAAATGCAAAATCTGGCATATCAGCCCCTTAGATAAAGCCGCCAGTAAGAATCCAACCCGCATCTTTTGCCTTACCCGTAAGCAAAGCATCAGGATAACGTGCCACTTGCAATGGTGACATATTTGTGCGCTTGAGAGTAGCTTTGGCTTGACCCGCAAATGTCTGAATCATCGCAATTTGCGTTTGTGAGGCTTTGCCATACATAGGCATTAAACGCTCTGCTAAACACCACCTGAGAGCCATTGAGTAGCCTTGTGGCAACTGTAAGTCCTCATACATTGAGTCATAACGGCTGAACAATGTATTGGCAAACAAGTGCAACTCACCCTGTGATGGGCTAGGCCAAATAAACAAGTTGCCCGAATCAGCGCCTGGGTTGAAGTAAACCGCCTTAGGCCAAGGGCCGTTGAGGGTTTTCAAGCCAATCATTTCATAGTCTTGGAGAGCCAAAACCGACATGGGGTAGTCCAAACCACCGCCTGTGATGGGCTGACCATTAGATGTTGTGTTCACCCGCACAAAAGCTGAATCAATGTTCAAAGGCTTTTGGTAGTAGGCGGTAATCGTTGTGGAGGCAACGGTTTGAGAAATGTTGACTTGGTATGTACCAGTCTCGTTAATGTTGCCACCAGCGCCTGTAAGGAACTGAGTAATCTTAGTTCCCGCAGTAATTCCTGTTCCACTTAGGGTTTGACCTTGAGCCAAAGCGCCTGAATTGATGCCAGTAACGGTCAAAATGTTGCCTGAAATTGAGCCTGTGAAAGAAGCGCCAATAAAGTTCAGGGTTGAGGGGTTAGGGCCAATTGTGTATTGAGTTTGACCAGCAATAACAGGACAAATGATTTCTGTGACATTGAAAACCATCATGTTTTCGTTTGACCATTGGTCAATCATGTCGTTCATCATTTCAAACGCATCTTTTGCTGCGTCTGGTGTAGGAGTTTCACCCGCCTCAAGTGCACCTATGTCTTTTAATGCTCTGCTAACAATGTCATAAGGCACAGCCATAGTGATTCCTTAACTTAATCTAAATGTTGGAGGCTTCCAAGGCAGAGCAATTTCTTGTTGTTTTTTGACAGATTCAAGTTGCTCTAATAGCCTTGATTTTATGCTACTAATGCCGTCTTGGGTAGTGCCTTCATCAATCCAATTTGCAACCATTTCCTCGGTCACTTGTGATGTTGGAACTGTGGCTTTTTTAGGGTCAAAGTTCCAATAGCCTTCTGTTTCAATCCTTAAATCATCCTCAATCAATGAAAGATGATATTTGGCCTGAAAAATGGCTTTGTCATCCCCCTTCAATTCCAATATTTTCCAAAGAAATCTCATTTATTTACTGTTTCAGGTTGTGATGAATAACTATTAGATTTTTTTATGATGTTGAAAATTCTAGTGTTATCTTCTAAAGCCATAAATTCATGTGGTTCACCAGCACGAAAATCTAAAAGCTGACCTGCAATTGCTTCCAACTCCCAATCATGGCTGTACGCCTTGATTTTGCCACGCGCCACAATCGTAATGTGTACGGTGTCTTCAGTGTGGTTGTGCTTTGGCAGGATGTCCCCTGCTTTTTCAAAGTCGTATATGCCACCACCAAGGTCGCCAAGATTTTCAAGCGGTTTAACCGATAACATTTGGTGCGCTTCCTGATGCTGTTGTATCTGTTTCAGGTGGAATCCAGCAGCATTGTTCTTCGTTAAAAATCCAACCATCTGGATGCTCAGCTGCCATTACCTCAGCAATCTGTTGGGACTTTTCTTCCACTGTCATAAACCGAACATGATGCACATCTTTTACGACGCCATTAACCCACTCATAAGTGACACCTTCATATACTTCATAAATTCCAACAACAGGCTGCGGCACTCTTTCAAATCTTGCAAACTCTGGTGTCAAATTCTCTATGTCAACATGAGGGAAAGCCTCACGAAAATTGTCGCCAAAGATTGGATGCTCAAACGGCTGACTATCTTGAATTCTAATAAATAGTTCCATTACACATTTCCTGTGTTAGTTGATGGGAATGAACGAGTATTTCCGGGCCAGATAATTCGCACGGCTCCAACACCTCCCGGTGCTCCACCACCATCGCTATAGACTCGATCACCCTTACCACCACCGCCTCCATATGCTCCTTGGCCACCACCTTGTGTCCATATATATGGATTGCAGCAGCGAACGCCTTCACCATAGTTACCATGCCCACCATCAGTGCCACCACTTCCACCGCCACCAGGTTGCGTAGCCCAAGATGTGTTACCAGCAGTTCCATTAGAGCCTTGACCTAGTATTCCAACACCGCCACCACCTGATCCGTACCAACGGCCTTCAGTTGGGTCTGTATCAGCACCACCGCCGCCACCGCCGCCACCAGCGCCAGCAGTAGCGCTACCTCCGTCATATCCTTTACCTCCATTGCCCGCATAACCTCCAGCACCGCCACCTCCGTAATAGCCGAGTCCGCCATTGCCTCCGCCATCGCCTGTATATGTGCCAGCAGTATTTGTACCGCCTCCACCCTTTACTGTGGTCGTGTTAATGAAGTAGCTATCGCCACCAGCCGTTGCTGAACCACCACTTGATGTCCCAGTTCCTCCAACGCCAACTACTACTGTGTAACTTGAACCGGGGGTAACAGTAATATTGTTTTTGTATCCAAGACCACCCCCTGCATTGCGTGAAGTACCACCACCTGATCCACTAGCGCCCCCACCTCCACCAACAGCGACAACAGAAACAGAAGTGACTCCAGCTGGGCAGACCCATGAATACGTTCCTGCTGATGTGTATGCCTGTTGGCCGGGGGGTGTGCCAAACGAACGTTGGTTCTGAAAAACAGCTTGAATAGCACCGCTCATGTCAAACCACTCCCTGAGATGATCCAAGATGTTGATGTGATTTTGATTGCCGTTGCAGAGCCATACTGAGCCAACGAACGTGAGCCAGTTGTACCCGCTGAAGATAAATACATTGTGTCAGTAGTAATTGCAATAGTTACCACTTGGCTTGTCATGTTAATAAACGTGATCGCTGTACCGATTGGGTAAGCAACAGAACTGTTGGCAGGGATTGTAAAAGTCCTTGCATTTGCGTCTGTTGATGGGTGAAAGATGTGTTTGCCCGCATCAGCCAAAACCAATGTGTAAGCAGCAGATTGGCTGTTTTGTGGAATATTTAAATATCCAACACTATTAGTTCCATCTACTGTGCAATTGCTCAATGTTCCGCTTGTTGGTGTCCCCAAAATGGGCGTTGTAAAAGATGGACTTGTAGCCAAAGCAACCACAGTTCCTGAACCAGTTGTTGTATAGCTTGTACCCCAAGCAGAACCCGTAGAGTTTGGAATCCCTGCGCCTGGGTATGTCTGCGTAGATGAAGCAAAACTCAGCGTTCCACTACCATTTGTTTGCAAAAATTGACCGCTTGTGCCATCAGCCGCAGGCAATGTAAAGGTTGTGGTTGACGCTGTATTAGGGCCAGCCAAATTGACCGCACCGCCTAGTGTTGCTTGAAAAGTTAACTGTCCCATGATTTTCCTTTACGGTGCAATAATTAGCTGATTGGCGGTGAAAGCGCCTGTGCTTGGGTTGTATTTAAGTTTAGTAGAACTGACGTTTTGTGTTGTAACAGAACCTGATGTGGCACTTGTGAACACCAAATATCGTGTTGCATTGGTAGTTGTATCGTCAGCAATTGTGATGCCACCAGCAGGGGTTGTCCATGTAGGCGCTGCACCCGAACCAGCAGATGTCAAAACCTGACCGCTTGTGCCGTAGCTTGGAGATGCACCAACACCCAAAGCGCCAGTAACATCTAAAGCTGGAACAACAACTTTGTAAGCGCCTGAAAATGTCAGGTTGCCACCCAAAGTCCATGTCTTTGCATTTAATGAACTAATGTCACCATTGTTCAAATATAAAGCATAATTTGTTGCACCGTTTGAAGCATCGCCATAAAGACCAATGTTTAAACCACCAGCGTGTGTGTCATTGGCATAACCACGAACACCAATTGCAGACCCTGCGTCACCAGTAGCAGAAACGTGACCCTCACCAACCACGCCACCTGATCGTGTGCCACCGTTTGTGTAACCCGCACCGTAAACACCAACACCATAAATGGCGCTGTTAGATGCGTTTGCCACGCCTTCAGCCATCAAACCAATGTTGTGGCTTTCATTAACTTGAATGCCAGCATCTGTGTTGCTGATAACAGCCAAAGCGTTAGGGAAACGTGTGAAGTTTGCCGATGCTGATGGGCCAACCAATTCAGTCGTAAAAGCTGAAGTGTTGCGTGTTGTTCCACCAATAGCGGGGGGGCTTGACAAATCAAGTGTCCCACCAAGTGTCAAACTGCCTGAACTTGTGACCGTTCCTGACAAACTGATTCCTGAAACTGTACCTGTACCGCTGACAGAAGTCACAGTTCCTGATGTAGAAGCCGCCCATGTAGGTAAGCCTGAAGCCAACTTCAACACATAACCATCGGTTCCAGCCGCCAACATTCCTGTTGCGCCAGTTGCTGTTTGATAAGGAAGTGAACCCGCTGCACCACCCGCAATGTTTGTTGCTGTTGTGGCGCTTGTCGCTGTGGCTGCATTGCCACCAATAGACAAACCGCTTGCAGTACCCGTTAAACCCGTTCCTGCGCCATTAAATGTGGTTGCTGTGATGGTTGTGCCAGTAATCGCACCCGCAGTAGTTCCACCAATTGTCACGCCATCAATTGTGCCGCCCGTAATTGCCACGCTAGAGGCGGCTTGAGTGGACATTGTTCCCAAGCCTGAGACTTGAGTGTTAGAAATGGCAATGTTTGTGTCAGCCAAAACGGTCAATTGACCTTGTGCGTTCACAGTAGCTGTCAGAGTTTTAGATGCAGAGCCGTAAGCCGCAGCAGTCACGCCTGTGTTGGTAATGCTGAACTGATTGCCCGCTAATGTCAGGCCAGTTCCCGCTGTGTAGGATGCGGCAACAGAAAAGTTTGACCAAACAACCGCAGTTGTGCCGATAGTGCCTCCCGCTTGGGCTGTGCAATACCATGCAGTTCCCGCTAGGGTACTTCCTTCTTCCACAAAGCAAATTGCGGAAATCAACTCATTCCATGTATCAGCGTCAGGCGATCTTGACCATGCACTTGCAGAAGCCAAATAAATGCCGTTTTGTGAGTTTGTGGATTGGCTCTTAACCAAAACACGATCACCCGCCACCACCGTCACGCCATCAATGGCTTGCAGTCCTGACAAGGTAATGTTTGTGGTTGTGGCGCACAAAACGGGCTGTTTCCACGACAGACCCGCAGCGAAATAATCTAAATATGTTTTGTTAACAACATCATTACCGCTTACAGGCGCTGTTGAAACAGTTGCCGTTGTGAAAGCCGCTGATGATGGTGTAGTCGCCCCAATAGTCGTGCTATTGATGGTGCTGTTTGTAATGTTTAGACCAGACTGATCAGGGTTTACTGTTGCCGTAAAAGGCTGACCCTGACCAATGAAAGTCTGAAAAGTGCCATCAACAGCAAAATACGCCTGAACAGGCAGTAAATTCTGAACGTCTGAGTTTGATGGACTTGTCATGGTTTATGCACCGTGAATGATTGCGAAATTGATGATCACCGCTTCAGACAATGGCGATCCTGTGTTGTTGTACAAACCAATTACGGCAGAGCCTGTCGTTTGATTTGCCACATAAGGCCAATATGAACCCGCTGTGCCACCACCAGAAATGCTTACGACAACAACGTCATTTGCGCTGATCAAGCTGTTTGTCAATGTGAATGTCACACCGTTACCACCTCCCAACTCAGCGTTGTTCATGGTAATGCGACCCATGCTTTTGTTCAGAGTCACGCCAGTTGACTTGCTTGTGGTTTGGGTTACTGTGCCTTGAGCTGCTGCGGTATATCCAACTTCTGTGGAAGCATAAACGTTTGTGCCTGTTACAGCCGCAGGGGTTGTGCCGCCAATGACTGAATTGTCGATGGTTGCACCAGTAATTGTGTCGTTGGACAAGGGAGGGCTGAAGTAAGCCCCGCCTGGCCCAACTAAACCCACGCAAACGCCCGCTGAATTAAATTCAGCTTGCACAGGGACAAGATTTGTTGATGATGTGTATGCAACAGAATTAGCGCTTGACATGGGTTTTTTCCTTTAGCTTTGATCGCCAACGGGGGTCACATAAACGATTGATGGGCCTGCGCCTGAACCAATCATGCGAAAGTAATAAGGACTTGCGGGGACTGCCAAGACAATTGGAACTGTCATGGAAG